GGCTTGACAGCGCGCCAGGTTACACGCTGGCGGGGCGGGCTGGCTGGCGCACGGTGACGTTGCAGATCGTCTGTTGGGCCGCCGATTACACCGAAGCCCGCACGCTGGCGGAAGCGGTGCGCCAATTGTTCGACGCCTATAGCGAAACCAGTTCGACCGGCTCAATCCGGTTTATCAGCGTCAGCGACGGTGCCGACGAGTATGCGCCGGAACTGGAGGCGTTTGGCGCAGTTGTCACATTGACGATCGAGTATGACGACGGAGCGGAGATATGAAGGGAACTGAACTGCGTATCTGGGTGGATGAATATGACTTTTCCTCGTCGACCAGCCAGCTTGAGCTGGTGATCGAAGTGGGCGAGGCTGAACGCACCAGTTTAACCAGCGCCGCACAAGAATTTCTACCGATGCTGGCCAAGTGCACCGTCACGCAGAACGGTTACTTTGAGGGCGTGCTCCCCAACGGCTTTGAGGCGGAATTGGCAGATCGCTTTGCAGAAAAATCGGCGATCGTCACCGTGCTCACACAAGCCAGCGATGCTAACTGTGTTGCCTATGTGCTGTCTGACGCCAGCAACTATAACATGGCGTTTGGGGCGCCTGTGAATGGTTTGGTGACGTTGAATGGGCAGTGGGGTACATCAAATGCGGTGCGTCGTGGATTGCGTGTCTATGACGGGATTTTCGACGCTGTGGAGAATGGCGCTACGGTCGATTTTGGGGTTGGTACGACCAAGGGCGGCGCTGCATTTTTGCACGTGGCGAGCATCACCGGTACGGCGGGAAATGCAACCATTGAAGTGCAGTCCTCGGCGGATGGAAACACGTGGGTGAATGAAGGCACGTTTACCCTGTCGGCGGTGGGCGGATACTCGCTGACGCTGACGGGTACGGTCGGGCGCTATGTGCGGTTGTCGTGCACCGATCTGGGTGGGGCGACCGCAATTCGTTGTATGGCAGTAGTCAGTTTGAATGCATAGGAGCAACAATCATGGGTGTCAAGGGTCCAAAAAATTGTACGTTCACGCTGAACGGTGTGAACCTGACGGCGTATGTGGAGCAGGTCGATCTGAACATGGCGGTGGCGGAACTGGAAACGACGAACCTCGACAGTTCGGCGCAGGAATTCATACCTGGCCTGCCGTCATACGATGCGAACATCAGCGTGACAAGGTGGGACAAGGTAGTTGACGATGTGTTGGGGACGCTGGCGATTACGCCGGGATTGGTGACGGCAGTGATTGCGTTCAAAGATGCGTCAGGCGATACGGTCACCTATACGTGGACGAAGGCGTTCGTGACGGGATATGGAATCAGTGCAGCGGCGACAGGCAAGCTCACGGCTTCGCCGACGATCCGGCTCAGCGGTGTGCCGACCAGGGCGGTGAGTTAATCCAGGGCGGTGAGTTAATGAAGATCCGGCTCGAATGCACAATAGACGGGCTGCGCCATAACTGGATCGAACTTGCTGAGCAATGGACGCGCGCTGAAATAAAGCGCTGGAGTTTGGCGACAATCGGCGCCGCACCGGAAGCTGAATTGTTTGATCTGCTGGCGAAGAAGCTGGTACAGGTGCATATCCTGCTGCCCGACGGCACGCTGATCGAGGATGGCGAGACGCTGGTGGCACGCTTTGATGATCTCGACATTCGCCTGGTGCGTTGGCTGGCTGGCGGCATCAACAGAGCAATTCAGGAGTTATTGGCGCTGGGGGAAGAGAGGAGGCGGCTATTGTTCGATGGCGTCGAAATAGCGCAGCCGACGACCCCAGCGAAGACGCCGAACTGACGCCTGAGGCACGCGGCGCCGCGCAACTGGCGTTGCTTCAGATGCTGCCGGACGCGCTCTGGGACGCTATCCTCCTTCGTCATTTTCCCGGAAAGACGTTGGAGGATCTGGACAAGATCGATTGGCCTCGCTTGATTCGTGCATGGCAGACAAGAGAAATCCTCGATGTGGAGAATGTCCGGCAGGCCTTCCTGGAAGGCAAGATCAAACCGAACGCTTATGAGTGGCGCATGATTTTACGCCATGACCGGCTAGAAGCCGAGGGCAAAGCCGATCAGACGTAGGAGAAAAGCAGCAAACCAGATTGCCAAGACGATGCCCAACAGTTGAATGGAACGCAAAAAAATGCGTAGAGTAAATTGCAAGACTATTTTTTCGACAGGTGTCATTGGGGGCCTCCTTTTACTTTCAGTATATCACGATGAGCAACGATGTTATCTGACATTTATCTGAATAAAGGCTGATTTATGGCAGACGCACGCACAATCTTCTCATTATCGTTGCGCGATGAGGCGTCTAAACAACTAAAAGCATTTGAGGGATCATATCGACAGACTCTGCAAAACGTCGAAAGCGCCGGCGACGGCAGTAGTTTTATGCAGCTTACTGCCGGAATTCAATCGACCGAGGGCGCATTGACCGCGCTGGGCGCAACTGCGCCGCAGGTCGCAGCGGCGTTGATTGCCCTCAAGGGCGCTTCATCTGCTATCGATATGGCGCGCTCTGCAGCAGAATCAGCCAGATTAGAGCAAGCATTTTTCAATCTGGCAAACGCCGCCGGCGTATCAGCCAGAGTGATGATGACCGAATTGCGTACTGCATCCTACGGGATGATCAACGACACGCAGTTGATGCAGGCGGCGTCTTCAGCACTGGCGCTAGGCGTGGCGGATTCGGTCGATGAAGTTGTTGCGCTCATGCAGGTGGCGATTGCAAAGGGCGCTGAATTTGGTGTGGCTCCTGTGCAGGCGTTCAACGACCTGATCAACGGGCTGGGGCGTATGTCGCCTCAAATTCTCAATAACATCGGCATCATCATCGATGCCAAAGCCGCTTATGATGAATATGCCAAATCGCTGGGCACGACAGCCGAAAAGTTGACCCAACAGCAGAAGATGCAGGCGATGGTCAACGCTGTGTTGAAGGAGACGTCAGACGCAGCAGAAAAGGCTGCGCAGGTGGGACACAGTGGCGCGGCGGCGTTCGACCGGTGGGAAGCGTCCATCGCCAATGCAAGCGACACGTGGGGCAAAGTATTTTTGCCTGTTGTGGCGACCGGACTCGATATGTTGACCGGCTTGGTCGATATACTCGGCGATCTGGGCGCCGCAATGACAGGTGAAATCAACTGGACGCCGGAAAAGGTAGGTGCCCAGATCGCCGAGTTGGAAGCGGCGTTGGCTGCCTATCAGGACCCTCGCCAGTTTCCGCAAAACACACCGCAGACCAATATGTTGATTGAAACAGCCAAGGCACAACTGGCTGACCTGCGGGCAATCCAACACGAATTGGAAACCGGTACGGTGGCGGCGACCGGCGCTTTGCGCAATTTGGGCTTGGCGAGTCTGGATGCTGCAACGGGCGCCAACACAGCGTCAGCCGCGTCGCAGGCGCTGATGAATCGTTTTAAGGAATTGGCAAATCAGGCAAACGCAACACAAGGCGCGCTGCGATCGATGTGGATCAATGCAGCCGGGGCACTGGGCGCACAACAGGCGTTTGCGGGTTGGCAGAAACAAAAACAGGAATTAGAAACTCTGGTCAACGTCTGGTCGCAATACGGTCGAATGTCGAGCGAGCAGATTGAGTTTGCCAAAGCTGAATGGCTCGACAAGCAGAATAGCAAGCTGCAAGACCAGATTAAGGCATTGACAGATGTGGGGACAACGGCAAGCAGAGCAGCGACAGGAGGGTTTTCGCAGTTGGATCAGGCATTCCAGAATCTGGAGAGCCGGGTCAGCAGTGTATTGTCGCAGTCGCTGTCGCTTGATGTGGGGCTGGACCCGGCGGATTTTCTGCCCAGGGAAGATGCGATCAACGAGAACGCCCGTCGGCTGGCGGCGATTATGCGAGATGGCTTGGGCAATCAGGAGTGGCTTGAGGAATTCAAGCAGGAAGTGCCGGCGATTTTTGACGAGTTGGTAGCCAGCGGCAATCCACAGGAGGCTGCAGCACACATCCTGAAAGAGTTCCAGCTCGGTCTACGGCCGGAGCTGCTTGACCGGGAGGCCGTCAAAGAACGGATTCGACAAATGATTCTCGGCGAACAGTCCATGGCTGCCATGGCCGGCGAGATTGCACAGGAGCTGGCGCAGGAGCTGGGCGTTAGCCTGCAGCAGGTGCAGGCTACGATGAGCAGCATGGGCCTTGGCGGCAGAACGGACGGCAGTGCACTGAGCGAAAGCATTGTCGGCGGCATCGACGGCAGCGCACTGAGCAAAAGCATTGCCGGCGGCATCGACGGTAGCCTGATTGCAAGCGACGCCGTAGCCAAAATCACCAAGGCGTTTTTGGACAACGAAAGCAAAATCCGCAGTGCCGGCGGCGTAGTCGGAGCCTGGTGGGGCGAAGGTTTCATGGCCGTGGTGGGCGACAACCTGCCGGCCAGCCTGATTGAGCTGCTTGCGCTGCGTGTCCTGCCGATCATCCAGGCAAACATGGCAAGCGCAGCAAGCACGACGAGAACGTCCGATGGCGAGTGACACGAAGCTCAACAATGTAACGCTGGCAGATCCGACGACCTACACCGTGCAGGGAGTCTGGCTTGGCGGCGCTGTGCAACTGGCCAACGGCAATCTGCGCCGTGACCTGGTAAATGGCAGCATGAAGCGACGCTTTTCGCTTGCGTGGGTGGCGCTGTCGAGCGCACAATTGGCAGTCATCACGTCTGCATTTGCGGCAGCAGTGGCCGGCGATGTGCCGTTTGTCGGACCGGACGGGACCAGTTGCAATGTCAATGCCGGCATGACTCCTGTGCTGAACTACGAGACTTTTGTTGTAGGTGGCGGCGCATTGTTGTATCGATGCTCACTTGAACTATGGGAAGCTTGAGAGAGGGAAGAGGGAGAAAGAAGTGAGGAGTGAGAGGACTCTCTCTTCTCTCTCTCCTCTCCTCTCACTTCTCTCTCCTCTCTCTTCTTGCAAGGAGACTCTAAGATGACATGGAAGCGAGCAAGACAATTGAGCGCCGAGACGCAGAGTCTGGCAGATGTGGTTGGTTTGACGGGTTCGACTGGAGCAACTATTTCTGCAACGGAAAAGTACACCGGAGGCTATAGTTACAGGTTTTTTGGGAGCGGGCAGCCGTTGGGCATCGCCGGATTGTCACATACGGCGGCGCGTGCAGGCATGTTTTTCCGGCACAATGGTATTACCGGCACGGGATTTGCGCCGATCATTGGGATGATGGTGGACGGGGCGCCAGTGGTGTGGGGGTTGAATTTGTTAACGAGCGAAATCACGCTGCGTGCCGGATGGATTTCGGATACATCGACCGTGCATTTTCCGTTGACGGTGACAAGCACCATAATTGCCGCAAACAATCAATGGTATTCGATTGGGATGACGGCAAATTTTGCGGCTGAGAATGGCTTTGTCACGTTGTGGGCAAATGGGCAACAAGTTGCAACATGGGCAGGAGATACAAGGGTTTATCGGTCTAGACAAACGACGCCGCGCACGCAGATAACCGGCTGTTATGCCGTGGGTGGGCCAAGCAATTGGATGACGGGAACTTCGTCCTGGTCAAGCGCTACCTATACAGA